TAATATAAGGTGAGATTATATTTTTAGCGAGAAGAGTTCGCTATTTTCTCAGGCAAGGGAGACCCCTAACCATTCAGTTTTCTTCTCCCCTCTCAATAAAGTGAGAGAGTGAAGCAAAAAAATGAAAGGCAAGGGTTTAATGACGCCCTAATGGTGCGGTATTAATTCATAGTTTTCATTTACTTTCCATATTTTCCATCTATCAATAGACATAAGGTTTAAACAAGGTAATGTATTAGTGAATACAAATATTCTTGGTCTGCTAAATCTAACTTTTTTAGCGTGATATCTTTTGTCGTAAGCGACCCCATTCTTTATAACTTCTATACCAGAATAGAAATCTCCTAAACGGTCTTTTTTCATACCACGAGGCATATCAACCACGTAGCATTTTTTTATAGGACGAGTAGCAACCCATTGGAAGATGTCGTCCATTAAGCGATAGGAGGGAATTTCTTCACAGAGTCCATCATACTCTAACGCTTCACATAGGAGGGATTTACCACAATTTCCTGTGGTGTCCCATATTAAATCTATAGTTCTCATATCAAAGATACTACACATTTCTCGTAATTTTTTTTGAAAAGGTCTTTCTTCTTGCGAATTGTACCATGCAAGTTGAGTAGTCAAAACTTTTACTTCGTCTTTATCGGTCCAAGGACCTTCTATTTTTGTGTCTTCTTTCATCATATAGAAAGCATCACCATTTTTATATTCACTACCTACAGTCGGTTGAAAATAATTTGGAGGAGTAACGAATAGACTTAGTGCCTTAGTTCTTCTCCTCTTTTTTATTAGTCGCAATCGTCCTTGGTAATGTAAATAACCAGAGTCTCCTTTCTCCTTTTGGAACACGAAACTCTTAGCAACACCCTTAAGAAATCCTTTAATATCTTGAGGTGTGTAATCGTCAGCGTTGTACCTGAAATCGTATCCTGTGATCGGATTACTCATTTTTTGTTATATAATTACTAAATATTAAAATATTTCAATTATAAACGCATCCTGAGGCACTTCGTTGGAAAAACGGAGGATGCTGTACTATATATATATATTTAGATAGGTGGAACAAGTGGAACATATTGAATGTTGGAACTTTTTCCTAAAGGTTTTCCTAAATAACTTAGGCATCCGTGAATCGGGATTTAACAACTAAATTCAGATTTGGGAAGTTTGTACCAGCGGGACTTATCTCTGCGAAGAAAAGCACAGACATATTGAAGTCGCTTGGTGTAGATGAAGCACCATCTTGATAATGGACTACACGTCCAGATTTGGGAATAGGCATTTTAAAATGTATTCTTTTACCTGCTTTGTTTCCAGCAACGGTAAATTTGTAATCAGCATAAATCTTATAACGCTTGGAAGCATTAGCAGAATTTTTGTAAGGAGAGATTAAACTCTGTGCATTAGATAATGGGTTTTGTAAAACATCTTGCGCTTGTAAAGCACCATCATCAGTTAAATTATCCGCCAATATAATACGGCAGGGAATTTGTGAGAGCGGAAACGTAGGAGTACCGTTTAACGCTTTTGGTAAGTCAATAAAGCAATCCATCGACCAGTGTCTCATATTTATTTCATTTCCTATTCTATTTTTTCCGTATGTAGTCATACTACTTTCAGCACCAGTTCCTTGAATAGTAGAAGGTGCAAGTCCTTGAAGACCACCCCAGGTGTTAGACATTTGGACGGTTGTGGTATGATAAGAGACTTTAAACTCAGTATTTTTATCATCCGCTTTTTGTTTTGTTTCTAAAATTGAAACACGTTTTGCAAGTCCAGAAGACTTTTTGTTGTATTTCCTTTTTCCAGGCTAATACTA